CCTTTTTTAGTGAGCCAGCAGATTCCCAACGGCAATCAGCATTGGCATCGTGAATTGCATCAGCGAATGCAAATAGTTCTTCATTCTGCACAGGCTTGTAACGCTTGCCAACAGTTGCGAGAACATCGATTCCCTTATTGAATGGATTGTCACGAATGACAAGAGATGCCTGAGATACATCATTCCAAGATTCTGAAATGTGGTCAGTCAGTGGAGATAAGCGAACATTCCAATTAGCCAATTTTGCCTCTTCAAGCATTAGACTAGTTGTAACTTCCTCATCTTGTGTGAAGATACGATTTGCTAGATTGTGCCAAGCAGGAGCACCACGAAGAGCAAAAGCAACTTCGCCGTTTTCCATTTCTAGATTATGAGCCATTTTATTCCTTTCGTTTGTTTGTTAGATTCATTATAACATCTGCCACTGACATTATCAATAGTTAGATACAATATGTCCGAATTGATCGGTGTGAGTAATCTCACAAAATTTCAGGGTTTTCCACAGGTAGGTCGTAAGGCTGTGGATAACCCCGCAGGTCTGCGGGCCGTGGACTGCAGCAGATATGTCTACTCTGAAAGCTAGAGATCATGAACATTCTTTGGCGTATGAAATAACATAAGTACGCTTTTACTGCAGCCCAGCAAACTTATAACAGTTTAGTTAATTGTGTTTTCTTAGGAATAAATTCCATTGGTAATAATAGCGCTGTTGTTTTCTTTTTCTTTAAGTTGTCATAAACATAAGCACGAATAGTTCCGTTAAATCGGCGCAGATTAGAAAAAACTAATTCAGTTAGATATTCTTTGTCTACACCTTGCTCTGAATAAATAGTTAAATCATTTGCTTTTACTTCATCATAAATTTCTACACGATAACGATTTTTCATTTTGTTCCTTAGTTAGTAGGGATTTTAATTATAGCATTGGGGGCTAGATTTTGTCTAGCCCCCTGCCATCAGTTAGAGATAACGAGCAATAGCGTTATAGGTGGAAGTATTTACAACTTCCTCCTCCGTCATTTTGAGAATACGGATAGCGTTTTCCATTTCCTCTACCATCTCGTTGTAAGTGTGGCGGTGGATTTCCTCGTAGTCCTTTTGAGGTTCAGCAGGAAAATCAGTTTCATTTACCACAAGGTCAAAATCTACATTGAGAGTTTTGTTCCATTGACGATAGTTGGTGCGTAGATTTTCAGACTTGGCTATGTTGGCTACTGCCCACTTACCAATTTCCTTCTGCCACTTTTCACGGGACTTCTGATACTTAGCCTCGTATTCATCTTGCTTTGCGTAGTCAGCCCTTACTTTGGCTAACTTTGTTTCTAAGGCTTTGATAACCTTAGCAGTAGGTATCTTTACCTGAATTGCTTTTCCTCTTGTCATTTGTTTCCTTTCGTTGGTTGGTTGATTAGTATAGCAGGGGGGTCTGACATTTTCCCCGAAGGGAGAGAGTTCTTACTTACGACATTGGGCGAGAACACTCTCTCAAACTGCCCCTGTTTCGTGGCTTAGCACCCGATTAGTGGTGTGTGCCTCCTTAGTTAGCAGTTGCGCTTGTCCAGCGTTCCTTGCCTTCTACATCAAGTAGGATACGACTTGTGCCGTTAGGCAGAGTATCTACCGACTTGATTATTCCTGTGATACCACTTTGAGTGGTTGTGTAGGACTTGCCTACTTCTAGTGTTGAGTTGGTCATTTGTTTCCTTTCGTTAGGTGTCTATTATAGCGGATACCACCGACATTTAGTATCCGTATCTCATTATTTGAGAAAGTTATTGTGTGATACTAATCACACTCAGGTAGCCAAAACTCTAGGTGGTGTTGGTCAATAATTGCGGAGGCAGGTGCTGTATCTAATCCTTTATAAGATACGCCTTCAGGCATCTTTATCTGTCGATCAAAATCCTCATCATAGTATGCGTCAATAGCATCTATGCAAGGTTGCACCATAGAAAGTGGAACGGGTGGGTAATGATTACCCTGTAAGTGATAGGCTAATTGTGTTTCTAAATCTAACACGCTATCTTGAATACCTAATGCAGTTATGCTTCCCATTATTATTCCCCTTCCTTGATAGTTACTTGAGCCCAAGTATTAAACTCATTAGCAGTTTTCAGTAAATTAGATTGAGTAAGAGCGTGTAGTGTTGCTTCCTTGCACATCTCTGTCATTGTTTTTTCATCAAGAGCAACTAGGCGTGGCAATAAATTTGCAGGGATAGCATCAAGGTCAATAATAGCCTCGAATACTACGGAGTGTGGAACTTTGATTAGATTAGACATTTGTAGCCTTTCGTTGTTGGATAATGGAAGTATAACACATCCTACTGACATTTTAGGCAACCCGCCCAAAATTCCAGGGTGATTATTATCACACCCGTAACGACACGCCCGACCCCGTAGTATTGCGGGCCTTTTACTCCTCCTGGCCCCATATGTCAGGATCTACCTCTGCTAAATATTCTTTAGCAGCTTTTACTTGATCAGGATTTCCCATTACTGAATTCATTAATGCATTAAAATAATTAAGCTCCGCCATTTTTATTTCTCCTTATTTTTTAGTTGCGCTAAATCTAATATCTGCTTTACCATAAACACACAAGCCACAAGACACACAAGCAGAACCTGCATTGCTAATTAGTGGAATTGATTTCATATTTTCAGGACATTTAGCGCCAGGCTTGCCCGTTAATTCTTTCATTGTACTTTCGGTGACGGCGAATGTCTTACCTAGATAAGCAAGGCGAATTCCCTCATTTACTTTTAGTTCGTGGCCGATTTCTTTATTCTCATCATCGGTGGAATAGTAAAGAGATAAATTAGATACATCCTTTAGGATAAGCGCTGCAGACTTTACACGTGTGTAAACCCAGAATTGAATATCGGAATGCTTTTCAATAATAGTCTTCCAGGCATAAGTATAAGTATCATTGAAGAAATCTCCGTCCCAGTGTATACGGAATAACTTAGGCGCATTCTTCTTATCACAATCAGCAACGAAATCAACAATCATCTCATCCAGTAGGCGCACCATTGTGTCATTGTCTGCATTGCGTAGCAATTCCCAATTGTGTAATAGGTTAGCCTTTACTGCCTTGTATAGCTTTTCCAATTTGCCTGCGTAGCAAACAGTCTCACAGATAGACGTTGCACCAGGACATGAAAAATCTTTTCCTGCAGGTAGGCCGAACGTGTTTGCAATTGCGGCTTGCTTTCCATTTTTTGTGACAAGGTTAGCCACCTTTCTATCATTAGAGCGTTTCAATTTCATTTATTCCGCCTCATCTAAATTGAACAATGAAGCCATTTTAGCATTAGCCTCTGACATTTTAGCAATAGCTTCTTGAAGGCTTGCCTTGCGTTGCGCCTCTACCTGCGCCTTAAATTCATCTAATTTCATTAGTTGTCCTTTCGTTGGTAAGGTTGTAAGTATAACAGAATGGACCGACATATTCCAATCGTGGCCCAAATTTCAAGGGTGATTTTGATCACAGTCTTAACGACACGCCCGACTCCGCAGCTCTGCGGGCCTTCGAACACCTGTTCTAATTAATTATTGATCGATTTTATTTTTATGTTTTATTTTGCGTGTGTATTTTTTTTTATTGCGAACAGGTTGCGCCGCATTACTGCGACGCAATTCCTGAATTCGTTTTACTTTATCTTGAAGTGAAGTTAGGAACATTATACCCACTCGCTTCGTGAAATCGTTTTACATCAAATCGCTCATTATCTTTCGCAAACATTTCAGCGAAATCATTTACGATTTTAGAAAAAACAGCAGGGTGAGTTTTATTACTCGCATACTTTAGAATTTCAGCGGTAGCAACATAATCTTTACGGGTCATCATTTTACTGCCACCATTCCACTACGATAGAAAACTTTTGTGTAACATTTATTTATTGGCGTGTAAAGATTTACAGTCATATATTTATCAGCCATTCCCCAATCGGTGAATTGAAAAAACGCTTCCCACGCTTTCATTTCGTCCGCATAAGTATTTATGTAGTGGATTGGTTCGCTATCATTAGCGCAAGTTAGTTTATACATTAGTTTCCCTTTCGTTAGTTACGCATTTACATTGTGTTACAAGTATTGTATCAGTTTCCACTGACACAATGGCGAGAGTATCGCAATTATCGCAAATCCACATTCCAGCAATTTCGCTCATTTATTTATTCTCCTGAAAAAATCCTAGTGGATTACAATCGCAAGCCTCGACATCATAATCGGTTTCATTTCCGAAAAATTGCCAGCCTTGACCATTACAGTTTTCACACTCTAAAATCTGAGTGTATAATTCTTTCATTCTTCCCATTTTAGTTTTCCTTTCGTTTTGTTGTAATGGAATTATACCAGCACCCACTGACATTTAGTCGGCTTCGGGTGTAGTAAAAATCCCCTCATTTAGTAAGCCTAATTCAATGTTGAATAATTCATCGGGTGTTGCTTCGGATAAATCTACCCAGCCAGCACCCTCATTGTCCATACGGAAAATTTCGATGTATCCCATTATTATTCACCGACCTTTACTGCGATTGTTGCGAATTTATTTCGCAAGCCACCCGCATTTATTTCGATTAGATACGCTTCAGTTTTTTCACCATACCAAATTTCTGGGCGGTGTTCAGCAGATACAATTTCGCCAGAAAAGTGGCGAGAGTTTGAGCGATAGTTTTTTCCTACAAGTAGGCTTTCGATTGTGTATAGTTTGGTAGCCATTGGCAGACCTTCTTTCGTTTGTTGTTATGTATGGAATTATACACGAACCCACTGACATTTTCACATTACTAGCCAGTAAATCCAAATAGTGAGACGCTCAAGCCTTGTGATAAGCATCACACCAAAATGTCCGATTTGTCTGTCAAATCGACACGCCGTAGAATTCAGGGATTTTTATAACAATGCCGTAACGACACGCCCGACTCCGCAGCTCTGCGGGCCAGCTTGATTTTGTCAAGCCGACACGCCGTCTATTTAGTGTGAGTTACGACTCATCTTCCATTTCCGCTAAATAATCTTCGTGCTCTACTAATCCAATCGCAAACGCAACGGGATCGCAACACTCTAGAATTTCGGCGGGTGTAAAAGTTGAGTAACCAATCTTTACACTAGGATAAACATCATTTAGTAAATCTATAAAACTTTCTTTGATTTCTAAATCTTTCTCTAATTGTGATTTACTCATTTAGTCCCCCATTTTTTATGTCCTTGATTACTGCGATTAGTAGCGGAATAGTTACTCCCGCTAGTAGTAATTGGACGGCGGTAGTTAGTAAGCGATTAGTAGTCATTACTTATTCTTCTTTCTCTTATAAATCTTATAAGCGATTAGTGCTAGGGCGGTGATAATAATAGTGTGCCAAGGTAGGTAGATAGCCCCTAAGAAACTATCAAACTCAAATCCGTATTCGTTAGTTATAGATAACTCAAATCCTGTAGGTATCATTCTTAGTCATTCCAATCTAGTGTTAGTGCGGACATTTCTTCTTCTTCGTATTCGCTAAGGCGTAAGTCTAAGCCCTCTGCTAGTGCCTTGTTATAGGCTTCTTCTTCTTCTAGATAGACATAAGCGTCTGCTACATCTGCCTGAATAGTATCCCATTTAGTCATCATTACATTTCAACCTTTCGTAGGTGTGCTACGACACCCTTAGAAACCTTTTGTAGGTCTGCTACAACCTTATTCATTTCATCGGCGCTAGTAGCCTTGAAATCAACGCCTAGTAGTTGAGCGCCGTCCCATAGTGAGTATGTTATTGTCATTTTATTTTCTATCCTTTTCGTTAGTTTGTTATAGTGGAATTGTAGCGCATAGCGCCGACATTGTATAGCGACACGCCGTTAGGCGTTAGTGTGATTATGGTCACACACGGACTCAATTTCGTGTCCGAACTCCTCTACGAGTTCCTCGTAGATTTCGTCCATATAATCAAGATAATCGTTCATTAGATTACTCCCAACTTCTAGTAGTAGCATAAACCTTGCGAGTGCTAGGCTTGTAGTTAGGTAACTCCGTTAGAGTTACTGTATCTATAACTCTAGTCTGTGAGACTAGGTCTAGAAACTCGTTAGCGTATTCCTCGCTAGGAACTAGGAGGGTAGTAGAGCCTAAGCCTACTGTGTATTTTAGTGAAAACATTTTGTTTTCCTTTCTTTATCAAGAACCTTTCTTGATTTTCTTTATACTATAAGCCTAACACGGGGGACTGACATTTAGGGGGGTTACTCGCTAGTATTCGCAAACTATTTTTGTGAGTTGCACCACACTCACGCTCAAATCTAGAAATGTATGGGCGCACTATATAGACAAAACGGACATTTTAAAACCCTGGATCATACATGATAAAAATATATTAACATTTTGTGAAATATGAAATGCTAGTCGACTGAGATTTTATTCCTAAGATTTTTTCTATACGAAGTATCGACGGGTGCATACCTAGGATGTTTCTTTGGTTCATTTGTTCTATTACCTTTAGTAAGGTTGCAGATACCGTGGGAAGGCTTTACGTTTATAAGCTCGTCAGATCCTCCTTTGGTTAAAGGAATTACATGATCTAGCTGTAGTCCATATTGCCATCCAGGCACGAAGGCTTGGCGGGGGGCAGAGTAGTCTATCTGCATACCACATATGTGACAATTACCACCGTGTATAATAAAAATTTCATAGAAGGAGTATAGGTGTGGATCCGTATATCTTTCTATGTTTGCTTTATTGTTTACTGGCATAATAAAATATTATCAAATAAAAAAAGTTTCGTCAACCCCTTGACCTTAGAATATTTTAAATGTTATACTTCCATAGGGGGGTCGGGGGGTCAGAAAATACAAAAAATACAAAATATAAAACATATAACATATATAACATATATAGTACATAATAGTTGACTAGAATGTATAGATAGTATATAATAAATTAATGGCATCGTCAAGATTAGTAAAATGTGATAAATGTGGGCGGGAGATTGAAGTAAGATCTGGGTTTGCACATATGACACTTAATAATCATCAGAAAAGCTGTAAATAAAATTTTATTAACATTTAATAGAATCCAAAAGTAGGATAGGTATACAATGACAATCAAAGCATTCATTTACGATATTGCAATCAAGGTAGCTGTAATGGCTGAAACCGAAGAAGAAGCAAATGAAAAAATGGACCAGGGACAAGCTTCACAAATCTCAATGGATAAGAAGCTAGTCAATACTGTAGATATTGCGTAACCCATAGCATGTCTGTAAAACCTTGGGATATGTTAAATCCTAATGAACCTAGAGCTAGCGAACAGCTATTCAAGGAACGATGGGAGATATGCAAATTTTGTCCAGAATTAATTTCGCTCACTTCGCAATGTAAAAAATGCGGTTGCGTAATGAACTGGAAAGCCAAGTTAGAAAAAGCCACATGCCCAATAGGCAAATGGTGATATAATTAAATAATGCACGATCATAACGACATGACATTCGCCCCAGGTGGATCCATTGATGAGATGACTCTGATGTGGATCCTAATGGGCTTGATGGCTATTCACCATGCATGGATGTGGTGGAAGATGAAAAAGAAAAAGTGTAACTGTAAAGTAATATCTTAGTCGACTGGGATTAATATGTATAATTTTGATGTATACGAAGTTCCAGGACCTACTGCAATTTTAGAACCTTTACCAACGAAAAGACAATGGGCTACAGATCTGCCTTATCCTCACGCATATAAATGTTTTCCTATGACCCTTGCTAACCAAATGGGCTATGGGATATCTTTCCCAGACGATATCATATTTGAATGGGATGGGAACATGAATGTGTTACCTTCTAGTATTAAAGTAACTTCTGGACATAAGTGGGTTAACATGGACAGAGGCTGGGGAACTGTAAGTTTTAAAACAGGTTTAATATTCAAGACAGATGAAGATGTCAGTATGTTATCGTATCCAGTACCAAACCTATTTGTTGACGGATTTCAAATTTTTACAACACTTATATCCACTTCTTTCTTTGAAGGACCCTGGCAAGTAGCTGGACAGGTTACAAGATCAAATCATAAAATAGTTATACCAGCAAGAACTCCAGTGTCTGCTATTATGCCAATATCATTAAGTCAACTAAATGAGTCTGTGGGAACCAAGAAGCCATTTAAAGAATTAGAGTATCAGAAGAATACAGGAGAAGAGTATTACAGATACAATGCAATGATGCAGAAGCTTGGAAAAACTACTGGCAACTACAGAGATGGCATAAATCATAATGGTAAAATTTACGGAAAGCACGAAGTAAAATCTATTAAATTAAGGTATGATAATGGTAACATTCCACTGGATGAATAGAAACGAAACCAATCTTGGAATATCTTCAATGAAAAGAATGTATTCCCATAAAGAAAAATATGGATACGACTCTATACTGCTTACAGCAAAAGGAGTTAACTCAGATAACTGGATAAAATCTGCTCACATAATAGATCCTGCAAAGAAAATAAAATACATGATTGCAGTCAGACCTTATCAACAAAGTGCTCAAATTGTAAACCAAATGGCAGCTGCATTTGCTGAAATTTCTCCTAACAGATTAATGTTAAATGTAGTATCTGGTGAAATGGGGGGCAAAGAAACTAATATTCTCCCAGAGCCAAGCTATGAAGTAGATGTCGATATATCAACTCCTATAGGAAGACTTGAATTCATGACGGGGTGGATGGAAAGACTTTCTCAGACTTATGTTATGGGCAAGAAGCCATTGATCTTATTAGGCTCTAGACATGAAGAGACAATACTAAAATGCGCTAAGTACGCAGATATCGGTTTGGTTATGATAGATGACTTCTTGAGGAATCCAGATCTATTTACATCAAACTATAAAAGACTTATGGTAAGTGCTCAAATTGTAATTAGAGATACAGATGAGCAGGCACTTAAAGAGGTAGAAGAAAGTGTTTCAGATCATCATAGAATTAAAAGATGGGCAATATACGGAACAAAAGAAACTGTAAAGAAAAAGATTTTAGAGCTAGAATCTATGGGAGTAACAGATATTCTTTTAAATAATGGTACGGACGTTATAATTCAAAAAGAGTCAGATGTCGATTTATTAGTTTATGAAATTATAAAAGAGAGTAATAAAGTAGTTGACTAAGATATAAAAAAGCGGGATAGGCTAAGAAGTATTCTTTGCTACAATTAAGCCATAATGATCTATATCTCAGGCATTATCTAGCATGAAGAGTGAAAAGCTCTCTATAGCCAAACAGAAGGCTCATTTGGCGCAATACATTAGAGACCTTAAAGAAGCATCCCCTTGTATGGACTGTAAGGAATATTATCCATACTATGTCATGGACTTTGACCACGTACGTGGTAAGAAACATGCCAATGTTATGGAACTTATTCCAACTCTGGATAAAAAGAAGATTGATCTAGAAATAGCCAAATGTGAGATAGTATGTTCTAATTGTCATCGTATTAGGACTCATATGAGACGTATATCTAAAGTTAAATAGTTCTTCTTCCGCCGACGCACTTTCGCTGCTATCTTCTAAATATAAACCAAAGCTTAAATCTAATAGACTGGATAATGCTCTCTATTTTCTGCTCGACTTTAATATCCTTCTGATTGTAGCTTTTAGGATTATTTCTTAGATTAAAGAAGTGTCTGGGCATATAATAATTATATCTTATATTTGTATAAGGCTTCTACTTCCGCCGCACTTTTTCGGGCGCACTTTTCAATTCGCACTTTATTTAGTATAATGGAATTATTGGACCATAGCTCAGTTGGCAGAGCGGGAAGCTGTTAACTTCTAGGTCCCTGGTTCGAGTCCAGGTGGTCCAGCGATGCGAGTGTTACATAATGGTAGTGTCTCTGCCTTCCAAGCAGATAGTGCCAGTTCGATTCTGGTCACTCGCTCCATATCTCTATAGCTCAGCGGAAGAGCAACAGGTTTCTACCCTGTGTGTCGGGAGTTCGAATCTCTCTAGGGATACAAAGAAAAAACCCCAATCAGAGGCGGATCCGATTGGGGTTTTCTAGTGTATTGCTACACGTTATACTGGGAGCTTAATCTGTGGGATGCTACAACCAGTACTTATGAAGTATAAAATAGCTTAAATTATATGTCAAGGGTTTATTCCCAAAGAAGTTTTTTCCCTGGATCAAATAGCCACTCTTCTTCTTTGTACTTGTTGTCTTCTGTCATTTCGTAAAGTATGTCCATTAAGACCCTACAGTCGTCATGTTTCCAGGTTAAGTTACACCTGCCATCTTTTACATTTAAGCACTTGTTTAAATAAGACTCTACAACATTAATGCTTTCAGGGCTATGCATTGTCTTCCTGTTCTCCAGGGCTAAATGATGGGGCAGGACCCAATAGGTATCCCTGATCATGATATTCAACCATCTTAGATACATCTTCTGGGCCAACTAGCTTATTAGCAATAAGTGTTAAAAGGTCATATATTCTATGTAGCATTATGTAATTAACCATTGGTAGGTTATCTTCTAAATTTTGTGGTTGTTCTTTATTTTCCGTCATTTGGTCGTCCTAAATCTTCCCAAAACTTTTCTCGACCCATTTGGTCTGTTTCTATTATTTGTCCGCCGTCAGTATTAATTTGAATCGACGGTTCTTTTGAGTCTTTCATACATCTCCAGCCCAATATTGTTTTTATACTGACAAGATAAGCAGTATAGATAAATTATACCCTCATTTGTTTCGTTGCACATTAAAGGGCCCTGATCCATGGGACATTCAAGTCTAGGAACAAGGCCCTTCTCTGCGAGTTGAAGGTACTTAGACACGTACTGTATCTTCATGTACCTTCCTCTCTAATCTTTGAATTCGGTTAGGAACTCTTTGTATCTTGCCCCATTCAGGGAAGACCACGATGACCAATCATTGCCGCCTTTAGTCATATAATACGTTATCTCTGCATTTATTACGGGGTCAAACAATAAAATGTTTGACCTTAGATCAAATTTTTCTTTACGATCAATGCCGAGTTCACCCAACATATTAATCTGAAAAATTCCGTAGGAACTGTCTCCAGTTTTCCTGTTACCATTGTAAGCCATAGGTCTTGAATTAGACTCTGCCTTAACAATAGCCCAAGCCGTTTTAAGGGCTTTTCCTTCAAAGCCAACAGCTGATAGGAGTTCTTTTAGTTCTCCGTCTGTTAGCGTCTCAGAAGGCTTGTACACAGTAGTGCTGTACTTCTCTAAGGTTTCTTTCTTTAGTTGTACTGTTGATTTAGGTGTTTCCACCTGCAATGCTTGTGTAACTGTTGGTCCAGGCTGGACAGTAAATAAAAATAATGTTATCATTCCTATATACGACCAGTTATGAGCAACATCACTCAAGCGCTGTTTTATATTCTCCATTGGCATTTCCTCCTTTAGAGATAACGAACTATAATAATAACATTACTTGATAGTAGCTGTCAAGTTAGTCAACCAGAAAGAAATACATGAACATATCTCTTTATACGCCAAGATCTGGATTAAATCCTGCAGTAGGCTTTGGATATGCTTCACAACATATAGTTAAATCATTACAAGAATTAGGTCATACTGTAAATTGGTCAAATCCAAAAGCTCCAGTACAAATAAACTTTACTCAACCCCATTTATATAAATTACATAAAGGGCAATATCAAATTGGATATACTCCCTGGGAGTCTACTGGGATGCGACCAGATTGGGTAGACAGATTTAATTTATGCGACGAGGTTTGGGCCACATCAACTTGGAACTCAGAAGTATTTAAAGAAAACGGCGTTACTAAAGTTACAAAGGTTTACCCTCATGGTATTGAAGATGTCTGGAAACCAAAGCGAAGAATGGTTAAAGATGTTTTTAAATTTTTGCATATTGGAGAGCCTTCGCCTAGAAAAGACGGACAATTAGTTCTAGATACTTTTATTAAAATGTTTGGTAATGATCCAAAATATCATTTAACCATTAAAGCTCATTTAACAACTTCAATTAGAATTTATGATAAAGTTGGAAACCTTGTTTCTCCATCTTCCGTATATAGCAATATAACTATAATTACAGACGAATATAACATGAATGAATTGGTAAGCCTTTATCATAGACACCACGTTCTTATCTATCCTACTTGGGGAGAAGGCTTTGGATTTATTCCCCTACAAGCACTTGCATCAGGAATGCCAACAATAACAACTTATCCATGGGCGGAGTATAAAGAGTTTATTGGACCCCTTGCATTAAAGTCTAGACTCACAGATGAGACTCTTCCAAAAGCAGTAGGTGATCCTCATATTGGTAAAATGTTTAAACCAGATGCAAAACATTTAGAAGATTTAATGTATGATTCCGTTATAAACTTTAAAGCATATTCAGGTTACTATTTTGCTCAGTCGACTAGGATACATGAAAAGTATAACTGGATTAAGTTGACCAAGAATGCTTTTAGCGATTTAGATAAAAAATTTTCTTAGCCCTTCCCCTTTTAATTAAACTTTGGTAGAATTGAGCTTCAACTAAAAAATCATATACCGCAAGGCGGAGAAAAGGTGTCACTTAAAAAATGTCAAAAACTATTGAAAACCCATACGAAAACTTTATTGCTTTATCTAGATATGCACGATGGATTCCAGAGGATAACCGTCGTGAGACATGGGGAGAGACAGTAGATAGATACTTTGATTTTATGTTAAATCACCTTTTTACAGAATACTCATATGAGCCAGAATCAAAACTAGTTGAAGAACTAAAGTCTTCAGTGTTTAACAGAAATGTTATGCCATCAATGAGATCTGTAATGACTGCAGGTGCAGCGCTAGATAGAGATCATGTTGCAGGATACAACTGTTCATTTGTACCAGTAGATAATCCAAGATCATTTGATGAAACAATGTATATTCTTATGTGTGGCACAGGTGTTGGCTTTTCTGTTGAGTACAAGTATGTTAATAAACTTCCCGCAGTACCAGAATCATTTGAAAAGTCTGATACAGTAATCGTTGTAGAAGATTCTAAGCAAGGTTGGGCAAAGTCATACCGTGAACTACTTGCATTGCTTTGGTCTGGACAAATTCCAGCAATTGATGTATCTAAAGTTCGTCCCGCAGGCGCAAGACTTAAAACAATGGGTGGCAGATCATCTGGTCCACAACCATTAGTTAATTTATTTGATTTTACTATTGCAAAGTTTAAATCAGCAGCAGGACGCCAGCTAAAGCCTATTGAAGCGCATGACATTATGTGCAAGATTGGCGAAGTAGTTGTAGTCGGAGGAGTTCGTCGCTCAGCAATGATTTCTCTTTCTAATATTAATGATATTGAAATGGCTGCAGCAAAGTCTGGTAATTGGTGGGAGAATAACACACAACGTGCATTGTCAAATAATTCTGTTGCGTATTCACGCAAGCCAGATATGGAGCAGTTTATTGCAGAATGGAAATCTTTGTATGACTCAAAGTCAGGAGAACGAGGTATATACAACGTGGCCGCAGCTCAGGCCCAGGCAGCCAAGTATGGAAGAAGAGATCCAGATATTCACTACGGAACTAACCCATGCTCAGAAATTATTCTACGTCCTTACCAGTTTTGTAATCTTTCAGAAGTCGTACTTCGTGAAAACGATACAAAGAAAGATATCGAACGTAAGGTTCAATTAGCTACAATCCTTGGTACATGGCAATCTACTCTTACAGACTTTAAGTACCTACGTAAAATTTGGAAAGACAACACAGAAGAAGAGCGCCTACTAGGAGTATCTTTAACTGGACAATTTGGACATAAGTTTATGTCAGGTAAAGAAGATTTGGTTTCTCTAGAAGCATTCTTGATGACTCTTAGAGAATCAGCAAGAGCAAAGAATAAAGATGAGGCTGGGAAAATTGGGATTCCTGAGTCTGCCGCCATTACTTGTGTAAAGCCATCTGGAACAGTATCTCAATTGGTCGGGGTGTCTTCAGGAATGCATGCATGGCATTCTCCATATTACATTCGTACAGTACGTGGTTCAAAGGGAGATCCTATTTCTACATTTTTGAAAGAAGTTGGAATTCCAGTAGAAGACGACGTAATGAAGCCAAACGAAACTTACGTATTCTCGTTTCCAGTAAAGGCACCAGAAGGTGCAATTGTTAGAAATGATTTAACAGCTATTGAACATCTAAACATTTGGTTAGTTTATCAACGTGCATGGTGTGAGCATAAGCCATCTATTACAGTTTCCGTAAAAGAAGATGAGTGGATGGAAGTTGGAGCATGGGTCTATAAGCATTTTGACGAAGTGTCTGGAATTTCATTCTTGCCACATTCTGACCACTCATACAAGCAGGCTCCATACCAAGAAGTAACAAAAGAAGATTACGAAGCACTTCTTGCAAAGATGCCAAAAGAAATTCGCTGGGAAGATTTGTCTTTTTATGAAACAGAGGATGGAACTTCTACAAATGCTACGCTTGCCTGCAGTTCAGACGGTAATTGCGAGCTTGTAGACATTTCTGCCTAAACGGTATATAATAAATATTGGGGGAAACCCCAAAATTCCTGGGCACAATGCCCAGAAATAGGAGGATCTAATGAAACAAGATCTAAACAATGATGGAAAGGTAACCATGCAAGAGAAAATTCTAGCAGCGTTAGCAAGTTATGGTCGTCACTTTTTAGGTGCAGCCATTGCTCTTTACATGACTGGAAACACTGACCCAGGAGATTTACTCAAGGGCGGTATCGCAGCCATTTTGCCAGTAATCCTTAAGGCGCTTAATACTAATGAGCCAGCTTTTGGATTTACCAAGAAGTAATTCTAAAAAGTAATTGGGATGACTCCTGTGCTAAAATAAGCATAGGAGTCTTCCTATTAGGAGAGAAATGTCAGCCCAAAAAAACTTTCAAGTTGATCAAAACACAACCTTCAGGTTTGTTGTTGAATATAAAGATAGCCAAGACAATCCTATTAATCTGACTGGATCTTCTGCAAAAATGCAGGTAAGAGATGGAACATCTGCTTCTAAGCTAGCAGCAACTTTAACATCACCATTGGGTGGAATTGTGATAGACCCTCTTCTGGGCAAGATAACAGTCACCATGACGCCAACTCAAACAAATAAATTATTTTATCCAAAGTCTGCTTACGATTTAATCGTGGTAGACAGCAATTCAAACAGAATAAAAATTATTGAGGGATTTTTAACCCTTAATAAAACGGTGACTATCTAATGCCAACTAATAACAGTAATAATATCGTAGTAACCGAAGAAGTTCACAAGGTCGTAGTTCCTAATGTTGGAATTCAAGGACCTAGAGGAAAGAGCATACTCAACGGTCTTGGAGAGCCCGCAGCCAATTTTGGTGTCGAAGGAGATTTCTACTACGACAAAAATACAACAAGATTCTATGGCCCAAAGCCAAACGATCTTTCTTGGGCGGGAGCAACAAATTACCTTTTAAGCACAGCAACCCTTACGTATCCATTTTCAATCAGTCAGGTTATAAATCAAGGAACTTATTGGGCGCTTGAAATAACCCATAACATGGGATACAACCCAAATGTCACTGTTAAAAATAGCGCAGGAGACATATTAGAAACAGGAATAGACTATAATAGTAACATGAAGATTACGCTGACAATGGCTCAACCATTCGGCGGGACAGCATACCTGTCTTAAAGGAGAATAGAAAATGGCAAGATTATTTGTAACTGATATCAATCTGAATAAGAATGAACTTCAGAATGCCAGAATTCAGGGGCTTACAGCAAATCCATCAGCTCCTGTAACTGGACAGATTTACTACAACACAGTAGAAAATGTAATGTACTACTACAATGGACTCGCATCACCTAATGGTCCATGGATGCCAATGTCTGGCTCCCAAGAAGTCATTCAAGATGTTATCGGTTCATCAGTTCTTGGCGGAACAGCATTAACTGCTACATATAACGATACAGCAGGAACAACAACTCTTAAACTTAATGATACTACAGTAACACCAGGATCATATGGATCACAAACACAGATTCCTACTTTTACAGTAGATGCACAAGGTCGCTTAACAGCAGCAGGAACAGTAGATGTTGCAACAACACTTACAGTTTCAGGCGATGGAGCAGACTCAACATCAATCAATTTATTGACAGAAACACTAGAGGTTAACGGCGGAGAAGGAATTGATGTTCTTGTAACAGATAACACAATTACAATATCAGCAGAAGATGCAACCTCATCAAATAAAGGTGTTGCCAGCTTTGATTCAACAGACTTCACAGTAACATCTGGAGCGGTAACATTAAATGCTGAGCGTGTACAAGATATTGTATCTTCACAAATTGTTGCAGGCGAAGGCATTGATGTAACATACAATGATCCAGCTGGAACTCTAACAATTGATGCAGAAATTGCAACAACTACAAATCGTGGTGTTGCTTCCTTTGCTACAGCAGATTTTACAGTAACAGATGGCGCAGTATCTGTTAAGAACGTAAACCTTGGAACACAAACCACTGGTGATTACGTTGCAAATATCACAGGAACAGCTAACGAAGTAACAGTTAGCCCTACATCTGGAGAAGGAACCACAGTAACAATTGGTTTACCAGATGATGTAACAATTACCAACAACTTAAATGTTGGCGGAAACCTTAATGTAACTGGAACAATTAACTCAGTAAATACCACTCAGGTAAATATTGTTGATAATAAGATTAACCTTAATACTGACTTTACTGGAACTCCAACAGCAGATGCTGGAATTCGTGTAGAGCGTGGCGAAGGTGCAGATGTAGAAATTCTATGGAACGAGTCTGATGATCGCTGGACCCTTACAAATAATGGTACAAATTATCACGCAATTACGAGAAAGTTTTCAGGAACAATTGGAAACGGTGCTTTAACACAGATACCTGTAACCCACAACCTTGGAGCAAGAGATGTCTCTGTTCAAGTTTATGATTCTAATACATACGAAACCGTAGAGTGCGATGTAGTTAGAACTTCTACAAGTGTTGTAACACTAGGATTCACAGTAGCACCAGCCGCTGGAGCATATACGGTAGTAATCGTAGGATAAGGGGGCATTAAGTGTCTGTAAAAAGATTAGTCCCTTTACATGCAGTAGCATTAGAATCAGATCCAGTTGTAGGTAGAATTGGCGATCTTTATTATAATATAACAGAATCAGAGCTAAGATACTATGACGGCACCACCTGGAATCCAATCGGTGGCGGAGCAATTACTGGTTTGCTAGACCATGTTCATACATATGACGGAAATGTTTATTCTGTTTCAGAATCTACTGTTGCATCAACTGGTACGCTAGACGGAGGAAATCCATTTTCAGAGTTTGGAAACTTGCCAGGAAATCTTGATGCAGGTGAAGCATAATGGCTATTGTACAAATAAGACGTGGTACTACAACGCAATGGAGTCAATCTACTAAAGTTTTAAAAGTAGGCGAGCTTGGAATAGATACAACACTTAACAGATTAAAAATTGGCAATGGAACAAGCCTTTGGTCTAACCTTCCTTTTATTATAGGAGATACAGGCCCAGCAAGTACTGTGCCAGGTCCAAAAGGTGATACTGGCGACATAGGCCCCGCAGGACCAGCTGGCGCAGCAAGCACTGTCCCTGGACCGCAAGGACCAGCAGGTTCGCAAGGTCCGCAAGGTTTAAAAGGCGATACTGGTTTAACAGGACCCAAAGGTGATACAGGATCAACTGGAGCAGCAGGTGCACAAGGAATTCAAGGTTTAACTGGTTCACAAGGCTTAAGAGGCGAAACAGGTTTAACTGGCGCTACAGGCGCAGCAAGTACTGTACCTGGACCACAGGGTTTAAAAGGAGATACTGGTAACACAGGCCCACAAGGTCCACAAGGATTAAAGGGCGATACTGGAGATCAGGGTCCAGCAGGCGCAGCAACTTTTAATGGACAAACAGATGCAACAAACGCTGGGATTACAATTGATAAAATTGCCTATCCTGCAATTACTAGGTTAGACGTAACAAATAGTGGAGCTTCAGCATATTTATTTATGAATCAATACGGTGGAAGCAATCCAACAATATATGCAATTTCAGGTACAACCATAGCATTTAATTTAAATGTTTCGGGACACCCGTTTTTGATTAGATTTTCTGGAGCAAATTACAACACAGGATTGATCCACGTTTCAACAACAGGAGTTGTATCTACTGGCACCGATGCTCAAGGCAAAACTAGCGGAACTTTATATTGGCAAATTCCTCAAGGTATAAACGGGAATTATGGATACCTCTGCTCGTTTCATAGTGGAATGGCTGGTACTATAACTATTAAGGATATAGCAACAATATGACAATAGAGACCGTAGGCAATTGGGAATGGGAAGTAGAGGAAAGCGAGACAGCACCTCTGCTTAATTTGACCATCAAAAATATTTCTGAAAATAAAACAGTAAAACTACTTAATATTAATTGGGCTACTGGAAGAGAAGACTTTTTAGAGCACTCCTACAATATGGCAATCGAAACTCTGAGCGGAGGAGACAACTGCTGTCTTGAAGGAAAGGTTGTGATGATATAAAATGGCATCTAGAATAAGAATAAGAAGAGGCACAACAACTCAATGGAACTCTTCTACCAAAATTTTGGAGTCTGGCGAACTTGGCATTGACACAACTTTAAACAAGGTAAAAGCAGGAAACGGAATTAATATCTGGTCAGCTTTGCCTTATCTAACACCACCAGTTGCAGAAGTACAAGAAATGGCACAAGACGGCGTAGCCTCAGCTTTATCTGCTGGAACACATTCAAATATAGTTGTATCCTATAACGATACAAATAATAGCATTAGCCTTTCAACTGGCCCAGATGTAATAACAACAACTAGTCTATCTAACACTTTAACTAATTCAACAACTGGGTATGTTCCATACGGAGATATTGGTCAGCCAGATGGAGTGGCATCACTAGATTCAAATGGTAAGATTCCAGACTCAGAAATTCCAGCTACTATTGCTAGAGATACAGAAATTCCATCATCAACATCTTTCCTATCAGAAGGAACAAATCTTTATTTTACAGATGAGAGAGCACAAGATGCGGTAGGAAACAGCCTTGGATCTGGATTATCCTACAATGATACAACTGGCGCAGTATCTGTAGATACTTCAATTATATCTACTAAGACATATGCTGACACAACAGCTACTACAGCAGCTACTACAGTATTTAATAATATACTGGACTCTGCTCCGACAGCTTTAAATACTTTAAATGAACTTGCAGCAGCAATAAATGATGATCAAAACTTTGCAACCACTATTACAACGGCTTTAGGAACAAAATTAAATACATCAACAGCAGTTTCTGACTATTTAAAAATAACTGATGCTGCTTCTACATATTTAGCACAAACGGCAGCTACAACAACCTACCTAGATAAAACACAGCCAGCTTTAGACTATCAAATTTTTAATAGCGGAACAGGTGGATATATTGTAAATGGAACCCTGAATGGACCAATTACTTTAATTCCTGGAAAGCCTGCCAGAATCTCTATACAGGCATCAGGCCACCCATTTTGGTTTCAAACTTCTTACGGGGCATATACTCAAGCAAATGTTTATGAGACTGGCATAGAAGGATCTGGAACAGCTACTGGACAGATTGTAGTTTTGCTTCCACTAAATGCTCCACAGCTTTACTATGTATGTCAATTCCATGAGACAATGAAAGGCGTTGTCTTATTTGAAAAGGATAGCAGCCTTCAAACATTTTCTGCCAAGACTGGATCTTATACTGCAGTCTTAATGGATATGGGAAAGATTATTGAAATGTCAGGTGGCGGAACCCTTACAATAACAGATTCAGCATCATTCCCAGTAGGAACAACATTTGAAGTTCTTCAAACTGGATCTTCTCAAGTAACAATAGCTGGAGATGGTTTTACTATTAATGCTACACCAGGTTTAAAGCTCAGAACACAGTGGTCTGCCGCAACTATAATCAAAAGAGGCACGAATAGCTGGGTCGCTTTTGGAGACTTGGTAGCTTGATAAATGTCAAGACTCAATAAAAAATTTTTTAGCCGATTAGGTATCAGAAAAGTAGATGTACCCAACCTATCTGGATTAACCAGAGATCAGTCTATGGCTGTATTAAATGCTGTTGGCTTAGTGCCAGTAGATACTCCAACAAATACAGAAAATATTAATTTAAATCTAGGAATTGTTTCTCAATCACAAGCTGCAGGATCTACAGTTTTAATTGGCTCACAAGTTTCTTTTAATTATTACAATTATGTAGCTCCACCAAACTTTAACCCAGGATTCGGACCAGATTTTTCTAACCCAGGATTTAACCCAGGATTTAACCCAGGATTCCAAGCAGCTTGCGACTACGTAGATGGTCCAACACGTTGTGAAAACGTAGATGCTCAAGGTTATGGAACTCTTTATCAAGCTTCCTGGACTGCTGGATGCCCAGAGGTAAACCTTGGACGCAGTTTTTGTGGAGTTCCAAACCCAGGATTTTCTAGCCCAGATTTTTCTAACCCAGGATTTGCTAGCCCAGGATTCAATGAACCAGACTTTAGCAACCCAGGATTCGCTAGCCCAGGATTTGCTGATCCAGGATTCGATATTACTCTTACATCTTTAGACCTTAGCTCGCTATTTAGCGGCGGTAAAAGTGTTGGCATTGAGACGTTAGTTAGAACCACGGACGGCCTTGTCAAAGCAGGAGATTTACAGATTGGCGACACCCTTTTATCTGCAAACATAGAAGGATTCCCGTATGAAAGCTCAGAAGGGGTAACTGCAGAAGCAATTGCCTGGTCAGATAATAACCCTAATATTATTCCAGAAGTTACAACTGTAGTTAATTTATATAAAACTCAGTCTGCATTTGCAGTTGTAATTAATGAAGATATATTCTCACAATATCATTATATTCTAATTAAAAGAGATGGGGTTTCCAAGTTTGAAACTTCAGTAAACGTAGTCAAAGAAACTGATTTAGTTTATTCATATGACACTAGTAGCTGGGAACCAATTTATCTTTATGAAATAGTTCAGGCTCCACACGATATTATTTCTATCAACTGTGAGCCATATGATATGTTTTTTACTGAAAGGATGTTAACTCATGATTCAAGCGCAATATAATATTATAGACTTACAAGAAGTTGATAAGCATTCTGTACCTCTATTTTCTTCAATGCCAGATCAGCTAAAAGGCTCCTGGGTGCATGTGTCTAAAGTAGATTTATCAAAAGTAAATTACGTAATAGGAGTTTATTTTAACAATAGGTATCCAGAAGGAACTATTGTTATGTCGGATATGATTCCTAGCGAGTATCCAGACATGTATGCTACAGTTAACAAAGATTCAATAACTGAAAGGGTTTACATTACTCCAAATTACAGAAAAAAAGGATTACTTGCAGTATTTGGTCTTATTGGAAGATTTATTTTTTATAAGTATCTCGATATGACAGTAGACGTATCATACGATAGTAGCGAAAAAAACAAAAAAGCAATGAACATATTTAAATCAACTTTAAATGAAAAAATAGAAGAGTTCCCAGAAGAAAAAAAGTCATCTATATCTGTTTTTGACATTAACCCCCCAAGGGATCCAGTTTATCCAAACGTTTGGCATGAGCATAGAGCAGGAGGCAAAAATGGTTAATAAAATATTTTCTCAAGGTGACGTAAGCATGTATAGCTTTTCTTACATAAACGATGCAATATTACAGACCATGCTGTCGAGCTTTGAAGAAATTTCATGGGTGAATAGGGTGAATGGTTTTAAAGAAGGAGTTATTAAAACAACAAACCTTAAAAATTTAAATTTAGAGAATAGAAGATTGTATATAAGTTTTATATCTGAAATAAATTCCTACCTTCATGATAAATCTTTGGCTTTTGTTTTTCCAATGGAAAATGTATTTTTAAAAATAATTCCAGAAACTTTTTATGCTCAGGAGTTTTTAAATCCAGGACTTATAGATACTCTATCTGTTATTTATGTTGTTAATGATGCTCACTCTGGGTCTAAAATTACATTTTTAAATAAAGACCTTTCAATTCCACTATCTAAAGGAAATTTAATAATTTTCCCATCTGGAGAAGATTACACTTATAAAATTTCTGAAGTGTCTTCTGGAGAAATGATTGTTGGAGTTTCTTATGTTGAGGTTAAAAATGACTAATTCTTACACTCAAAATAAAAACGAAAATGTAATTTATAGAGAAAAAAGAAAAACAATTTCAACAAAAGGCAATTTTGAAACATTGGGTCTATACGAAAAGATAATAAAAGAGCTAAATAAGTCTGAAAAAATTTATGCTTTTCCCGAATCTGATGTAAAAATTTCTAGAATTTATAATAAAAATAATTATTTACTTTTTCAAGAGGTGGCTTCTTTGGTAAAAAGGGCATGTGTGTCCCATGAGTTTAGCTACTCAAAAAATAAATATTTTGTTTATTCTTCATTGGTTGAAGATCAAGACCCAACTCTTTGGTATGACGCTGGAGGAACTTCAAGACCGTCTATGTTTGGAATAATTTCTTTAGATTCACAAAAGTCAAAAGTTTCAATCAATGAAACTGATTTTGAAATACACCCTGGAGATATTATAATTTCAGAAGCTGGAAATAAAATTGTTTATTACAATAAATTTAAATCAATAGTGTTTTACGTAAGCCCATTATCAGAAATAAAAAATCAGTATTCACAAAAGTGGATGCCGTTAGTCTAACAAAAAAAGGAGATATTATGATAATTGACACTCCCACAGTAGGGATAAAGATATATAGAAACGCTTTGCCAGAAGCAATGAACATTCCAGAAAGACTAGAAAAGGTCTTGAGTTCAGGTAAAAGCTCAATGTTTAAATGGTCAATTGCTACAGTTGGAGACCATGAACAAAAATTAGACTACAGAGACTGTGTAGATTTTAAAGTTAAAAGAGATTCTTTAAGACCAGGAAATGAGCTATCAGACGAAGTTATATCAATCCATGACCAGATAACAGAAAAGCTTAACGAGTGCTTGGCTGATTATAGAGCGGCTTATCACATAAATCCTCTCCACTATATGGAAGCAATTAACTTTGTACGTTATGGAGAAGGACAGCACTTTAAGACACATCCAGACAGTGGTCCAAGCTACTCTTGCGACGTATCAACTGTAATGTATTTAAATAGTGACTACGAGGGTGGAGAGCTATATTTCCCAAGCTTTGACTACAAATATGTTCCTCAATATGGAGACATTGTTCTTTTCCCGTCTAGCTATCTTTTCTCTCATGCTGCCTTGCCAGTAAAGTCTGGAATAAAGTATTCTGCGGTAACCATGTTTTCATATAACGACAGAAACCATAAAGAACACGGCAGGTATCAGGGCCATGTCTCTAAAATTCTGTAGTTAGGTAAAGAAACATTTAGGGTATAATTAGGGAAGAGGTGTAAGCAAATGGCAACAAATTTCCCAGCGTCCTTGGACGTTTTAGTTAACCCACAGCCTAATGATTCGGTTGAGGTTGTTCTCCATTCCGCCCAACATGCAAATGCTAACGATGCTATTGAAGCATTAGAGTCTAAGGTCGGTGCTAATAACTCTACCGACCCAAACTCCCTAGACTACAAGGTCAAAACACTTGAAACCAATATCTTAGATATTGAAGAGGTGGAGGATCTTGTCGGCGGCTTGCTTACAACTGGAACCCATAACAATATTACAGTAGCATACGATGATGTTGCTAGAAAAATAAATTTAACTGCTACCTATAATGAAGAAGAAACTGTAACAGCAATTGCAACAGCACTTACTACTGGAACTGGTATAACAAAGACATACGTCACAACTCCACCCAATTACCTTGGCGATTACAACAATGGCTATTCATATGCTTTAAATGATGTTGTAAGCATTCCCGTAGGAAGCCCCTATGGAATAGTAGGATCATATTTTATAAGAACAGGTAATCCATCAAACCCAGGATATCCTCCAGAGCCAGGCGGAGCAACAAATGGGTCATGGACCCTGTATTCTTTTTCTAATAAAATAATAGTTGGGGTAGACACATCTGTTATTGCTGATAGGACTTATGTAAATAATGCAATATCAAACCTTATAGATGCAGCACCAGGCCTACTAAACACTTTAAATGAAATTGCGGCAGCAATAGGAGACGATGCAAATTTTGCAACAACAATAACATCCGCCCTAGCAACAAAGCTAAACATTACAACAGCAGCAAGCACATACCTTTCAATAGCTGATGCCCCAGAAACCATATCAGATACAACAGGAGCAATGTTTGCCCATAACGGACATACAAATGTAGTCGCAACTTATGATGACACAACTAATCGAGTAAACCTTTCAGTAATTGCTCAATTAACACAAGAGCAGGCACAAGACTATATTGCACCTCTTTTTGTACATAATTTAAATCCAAATATTACTGCAACCTACGATGATGTTGCAAATAAGCTAATTTTAGAAACAATAATTCCCCCATCTAAAGCCATTATGTCGGCTTCTGCGCCATCATCTCCGTCAGACGGACAGTTTTGGCTAGACACCGATGAATTTAGAAGCGGTACCACTAGAGCGCTTAAAGTATGGAATGCGCTGTCTACAACTTGGGAATATGTAAGCTCAGACTTATCTCTTTCAACCACAAACACCTGGACCTCAAAGAATACTTATACAAACGGTATTATTATTGGTTTAGATGCCGCACCAACCGCTCCATTACACGGACAAATTTACTACAATAAAATTCTTAACAAACTAAATGTTTGGGATGGTTTATTGTGGAAAGAAGTATCTGGCTCTGGTGGTGGTGGAGGAGGACTAACATTAATTCCAACAGATGCTTCTGCCCCAGCTAGCACATTCTTTGTCGGTTTAATCGAGCCACCATCGGGAGCAACAACCCTCGGAGATCTTTGGATAGATGTTGACGATGATGCAGGAGCAACAGAATTTATTTTTGCGGGACCAGAAGCTCCAGCAAATTATAATACAGACACCCTTTGGATCGATACTGATGAGCCAATTACAGAATTAATCTATAGTGCAAATGAGCCAGCAAACCCATCTTACGCAGGAGAACTTTGGATAGACTTAGATGATACTGCAGGACAAGCTATTGTCTCTTCTTTGACCCCTCCAGCCCCCGCAGAAACAGATTTATGGATAGACCTAGCAAATGAAGAAGGATACTTAGAGTATAAAGATTTATTTAAAAATGGAGCGGCAGCAGTTCAAGCTTTTTCAAATTTGCCTACTGCTTCTCTGTATCCAGGGGCAATGATATACGTAGTTTCACAAAAAACAATATATGTATCTGTTGATAACCAGTGGAGAAAGATGTATCCAAACTCAGATTCGGAAGTCCTGTCTTGGATAGGATTTTGAACAAATTTATAGTATAATGACACTTGGAGGAATTATAATATGTCACTAAAGCGTTGGAATGGAACGGCCTGGGTTGTAGTAGCAGGATCACGACCAGGAGCACAAGGTCCTCAAGGTTTACCTGGACAAGCAGCAACAATATCTGTAGGCGCAACAAATACATTACCTTCAGGATCAGCACCGACTGTTACAAACAGCGGAACATCTTCAGCGGCAATATTAAATTTTAGTCTTCCTACTGGAACGCAGGGACCAGCGGGTGCTGCAGGTGCAGCGGGACCACAAGGAACAGCTGGACAAAGAGGTTCATATAACTTTACTGGAATTGCAGACCCAACAGCACAAAACCCAGCAAGCAAATTAGGTCTAGATAATTATTTAAATACAACAACGGGCGACTGGTTCCAATATAATTCAACCACATCGACATGGACACTACAAGGAAATATTCGAGGAACCCAAGGATTACAGGGATTAACTGGAGCAACAGGTGCAGTCGGACCTTCTGGTAATGAACTAGCTAATGATATACTTAAGGAAACAACGGTAGCTAGGGTAGATGCAATGCTAAACCTAGGTCTATATTATCCAAAGTATACAAGTACTTTGACTCAAACAGAGTTGAACAGTAAATTTGCAGCAACAAGTTATTTATTTTAGGAGAATATAAATGTCAAGAAGACAAATAGAACACGCATACTACGTATTTAATCCAGCATTAGATCAGATTACTATTCCAAGAATAGTAAGACAAGATCGATTGATGCTTATTACAAATACGACACAAGGTAAGGTCATCTACAACTTCTCCGATCCTAACCTAGGCGCAATATCTTTTTCAGTAGACAATGAAGTTGGCTATGAGCCAAAGACAATAATTACTCTTAAGTATAACTGTGCATCAATGGCTGCCACTGATCAACTTGCGATCATTGTTGACGAGCCAGCAGAAACAGTAACATTTACAGAACCACTTATGGATGCAGTAAATAAGCTAAGAGTTGCTCCACCACAATCTTTAATGGATACAGACTTTGAATATGGTATTCAGAGCTCTAAGTGGGAAGCACTAGTATTAACATCAAACTACCCATCATTTTTTTCTAGAGCAACAGGCGGAAATTCATTCGACGTAGTAAGCGTAATTGGAGATGGAGCATCACCAAGATCTACAGTCACTGTAGTTGTTTCTAGCCCAGCAACAGAACTTGTCGCAGGAGATGTTGTTTCACTTCAAGACACAAAAAATCCTTTAGCTGAAGGAACTTTCCCAGTTGAAACAGTAAGCGCAGACGGATTTACATTTACATACTTAGCAAACGGAGTCGTTAGCGGATCACTTGCTGACGGAAGTCTTACATCAGTTGCTGGTGGAGGAATTTTTGATAACGCACACATTCCAGGTGGAAGCGATGCTATTGGACTTCAGGGATGGTCTGCAAACTCAGACGGAGCGGCACAATCTACAATTACAATTACAACAAGCACAGCACATGGACTTCTTCCAGGAACTCCAATTCTAATCGGAAGTCAAAATGCAAACTGCTCAATCAAGGGATCTTGGAGAATATTCAACGTTTCAAGTCCAAACCAGATGAAGTTTAAAATGGATTCTCAGGTTGCTAACCCAATTATTACAAGCGGTGTAGGACTTTATGCAAAGCCAAATGGTTATGTTCAACACAGACCACACGACGGAGGAGTTATTCTTTCAACAACAGACAATGTTTGTGGTGTAAGAGTTGTTCGTCAAACACGTCGTCACTTCAGATACCAGTCAGGAAAGTCAATTCAGTTTTCAACTGGTGTAAAGTTTACCCCTACATTTGACGTAGACCAGATATCTGTAGCTGGAGTTTTAGTAGGAAATCAGGTTGTAACTGTCCGTACAATTCAAGACCACGGAATGCAGCCTGGAGCAAAAATTAAAGTAGATGGAATTGTTACAGCAGGAACATACAATCCATGGAATGGCAAGTTTACAGTTACAAATGTTTTAGGAACAAATGAGTTCCAGTACATAATGCCTATTGCACAAAACTTAACTGCTACTGATCAGTTCCCAGGAGGAATTGACGTAACAATTACTGTTTACAAGTGGGAAGGCGCTGCAACAAGAACTGGCATGTACAATGACCAAAACGGATTCTTCCTTGAATACGACGGCACATACCTATATGCAGTTAGAAGATTCTCTAAGAAAGATCTTTTCGGTAAAATTGCTGCAACCAAGTTCTCAAATACAATTACTGGTATAAATACAAGATTTAGAAAGCAGCTATTGGTCGGAGACCAAATTGTTATTAAGGGAGCAAACTATACAGTTATTGAAATTGCTTCAGATACTAATATGAAGGTTAGCCCAGCATATAAGGGAGATTCGGTAACAAATTCATCTTATGTTATAACTCAAGAAATTAGAGTTCCTCAGACCGAGTGGAACGTAGATAAGCTAGATGGTAAGGGTCCTTCAGGATACACCTTAGACCCAGCACTAATGCAGATGGCTTACATTGACTACACATGGTACGGTGCAGGATTCATTAGATTTGGATTTAGAGGCACAGAAGGAAATATTGTTTATTGCCACAAGATGCCTAACAATAATAGAAATACAGAAGCTTACATGCGTTCTGGAAACCTTCCAGCAAGATATGAAGCTATTAACTCACCATTCTTTAGCACAAAGCTAAAGGCGGGATCTTCAGGAATTGTTGGTTCTCCATTAGCCCCAACAATGATTGTTATGTATGTTGACAGCGTTAAGTTCTGGCCAGACCAAGGATTCTTGGTTATAAAAGACGACACCAATTTTGAAATTTGTTCTTACACAATTACTAGTAGAGACTACAATGCAATTGCACAAGGGTATCCTGTTAACATTAACAGAAGACAACCAATGACCTCGTACCTACAAGGTCAGGCAGTTCAGCTATCTGGATCTTCTAATAATGCAACATATCTTCCAGACAATACTATTACAAACGGAACTGGAGTTGCACAAGTTTCAGTTCAAACAATTACAAATACCTGTGCTCCAGTAATTAGCCACTGGGGATCATCTGTTATCATGGACGGTAAGTTTGATGATGATAAGAACTTTATCTTTACCGCTGGTATGCAGAGATTCGTAAACGTTGCAGGTTCTGGTGAAGTTATTGCAAAGATTGCTTCAAAGTCTGCTACATCAGGGGTTGCAACAGTAACAACTGCAGCACCTCATCAGTTGCAGGTCGGATATCCAATTAGAATTTCTGACGTAAATACTTCAGCATCAATAACAAGTATTATAAGAACTTCTGCATCTACCATAAGAGTTACAACACAAGGTTCTCACAACTTTGTGCAAGACCAAAATGTAACTATATCAAATTCAGTTCTTTCTAGAAACCTTCAGAGCGGACAAATTCAAACTACAGCGGTAGTTGGTATTTTGAATGGACTAAGAACTATATCTGCAGTACCAGCAGCAAACCAGTTTGATATAATCCTTTCAGGTGTATATGGATACACTGCTCAGGCTCAAACAAATTCAAGCGCTGTAGAAAATACAACATTTAATGGAACATTTACAGTAAGCGCAGTAACAAGCAATACAATTCAGTATACAATACCATTTGGAACTACAATTGCAACAAGCATTGTTACTCCTCAAGGTTCTGCTTCTCAGAGCTTTGGTTCCACAGCAATTGCAAGACCACTTCTTTCAATCAGAATTGCTCCTTCAGCAGATAACGGAATTGGAAGAAATTACGGCAAGAGAGAAACTCTTAATACTATGCAATTAGCACTAAGCTCGCTTGGTATTCTTGCTCAGGGAGCATTCTTGATTCAGGGTATTTATAACCCGTCAGCCTTCCCTACTGGAGTAAATCTTCCTAGCGATTGGGAAACTATTAGAATCCCTGGTGGATCCCTAGCCCAGGTTATCTATCACGATAATACTGGTAGAACAGGATCTACTGTTACTAACCCAATAACAACAATTAGAGGTGGAGATCAGGCGTTTGCCTTCTACACCGACGGTACTGGTGGTACAAACTACTCAGCTACTACATTTGATTTGTCAAAGGTTAAAGACCTTGGAACATCAATTCTTTCTGGTGATGGAAACTTTAAAGCACCAGGATTCCCAAATGGTCCAGATATTTTAACAATCGTAGCAACAAACCTAGGATTAACATCTGGAGATATTTCAGCCCGTTTATCTTGGACAGAAGCTCAGGCATAAAAGGAGTATAACATGGCAGTATCAGATGTCCCAATAATTGGCACGGCTACCAAAACTGGATCAACAACAGCAACAGTAGCATTTGCGGCACCACTCGATAATGGTGGCTCTACAATAACCAACTATACTGCTTTATCAACTCCTGGTAGCATAACCGCCTCATCTGCAACTTCTCCAATTACAGTCACAGGATTAAACCCTGGAACAGAATATACTTTTACTGTAACGGCTACAAATGGAGATGGCACATCTGGTCCTTCTGCCCCAAGTAATAGCATCTCTACAGATGCCGTTGTTCCTGATGCTCCAACTGTTGGAACAGCTACAAAGACTGGAACAACAACCGCAACTTTAGCATTTCTTCCACCAGCTTCTAATGGTGGTCGGCCAGTTACTGGTTATACAGTAACTTCTCTTCCTGGAAGCATTACAGCTACTGGAACTTCTTCCCCAGTTGCAATTACGGGACTGACTTCAGGGACACAATATACATTTACGGTAACGGCTACAAACTCTATTGGTACTTCTAGCGCCTCACAGGCAAGTAATGCTATAACTACAGATTATGTAAACCCTAACAGCCCAGGTGCACCAACAATTGGAACCGCTGTAAAGACTGGTTCAACAACAGCAAATGTTCCATTTACAGCGCCAGCATCAAATGGCGGATATGCAATTACTACATATACTGCCATATCAACTCCTAGTGGTATTACTGGAACACTTTCTCAAGCAGGCAGTGGAACAATTCCCGTTACTGGACTAACCCCTGGAACAGATTATACATTCGTAGTATTTGCAACAAACTCACAAGGCGCTGGTAGTAACTCATCTGCAAGTAATACAATTACAACAGATGCAGCAGCACCTAGCGCTCCTTTAAATCCTGTAGCTACTAAATTAAGCTCAACAACTGCAAGAGTTACGTTCAATGAGCCAGCTTCAAGCAATGGAGCAGCAGTAACTACTTACACAGTTACATCAACTCCTGGAAATGTTACTGCCACTGGATCAGGATCTCCTATTACAGTTACAGGACTAACTGCTGCAACAGCCTATTCATTTACAGTAACAGCTACAAACTCCGCTGGCACATCTGTTGCTTCAGCATCAAGTAATGAAATTGTTTCGGATGCTACAGTACCTGGAGCCCCAACAGTTGGCACAGCCGTAAAGCTAACATCAACATCAGCACGAATTCCATTTACGCCACCAGCATCAAATGGTGGAGCATCAATTTCTAACTACACAGTTACATCAACTCCTGGCAACATCGTTGCCTCATCAACAACATCGCCTATTACTATTACAGGATTAACTCCTGCAACTGCATATACATTTACTGTAAAGGCTACTAACTTTGTTGGAGATGGTAATGCTTCTGCTGCAAGTAACAGCATAACAACAGATGCAGCAGATGTATTTGTTCCAGGTGCCCCAACAATAGGAACAGCAACAAAAACAGGATCTACAACAGCAACTGCTGCGTTTACTGCTCCAGCTTCAAACGGCGGTGCAGCAATCATTGGCTACATTGGTACATCAACTCCTGGCGGAATTATTGCCTCATCAACAACTTCACCAATGACTTTTACAGGATTAACTCCTGCTACACATTACACATTTAAGGTAAGAGCAGTTAACTCTGTTGGCACTGGACCTGAATCAGCTGCAAGTAATATTGTAAATACAGACAGTGCTCCTCCTGGACCACCAACTGTTGGAATTGCTTCAAAAACTGGAGCAACAACTGCAGTACTTGCATTTACTCCACCAACTGTAACTAACGGTCAGACAATTACTGGATACACTGTTTCATCAACCCCAATCGGTGGATCAGGTGCAGGAGCCTCTTCGCCGATACTTGTGACAGGCCTTACTCCAGCAACAGCCTACACTTTTAAAGTTAGAGCGATTACAAGCTCTTCTGAGGGTGAGCAATCAAATTCAAGTAATATTATTACAACTGACTTTGGAAGCTCAGCCAACTACGCCACATTGTCAAATCAAATTGAGACAATCAAGACAAAAATTAATGCTTTAACATCTACAAACTTAAATGCAGAGCAGATTCTTTATGTGTCAAAGTCTTTAGTTACTTTATCTGAAGCACTAGGCGTAGAAGATGTTGTTGAAGCCACCGCAAATGCAATTGAAAGAATTGATGATGCTGGAGCGGCAGCAATTACGCTTGTTAGCGGAACAGCTAATGGAGCAGCAGTTACAAATCTAACAAATAAGTATACTGCACTACAAGCAACTTATGACAATATTAATCCTAGAGTTACTTCTATTGAAGGAGTAATTACAAATCAGGAATCAAATATTGCATCAGCATCAGCCTTAGCAGTAAGTGCTGGATATAATCCATGGCAAATTTTAACAGCCAGCAAACTGTTAGTAAATAGAGATAGAGTTTTTGTAAACACCCCAGCACTTGGCGGTGGAGTAGGTGGATTAACATTAACACTTCCAGCGGGGCCTGCGTTAGGACATGTTGTAGAGATAGTAGACATCTCTGGAACAGCATCAACAAACTTCTTTACAATAGCAAGAAACGGTGAATTAATTCAAGGCACAGCAGAAGACCTTATATTCAACGTAAATAATAAAGCTATGAAATTAATATATTCAAATACTGCAAAAGGATGGAGAATCGCATAATGGCATCGCTAGACACGCTTTTAACATTATCGTCAGGAATTAAAGCTTCCGAGTTGGCAGCACTTGGAGTAACTGGAACATCACTAGGCATTACTCCAGCATCTCTAGGAGTTGTAGATGCAGAGTCAAGATTGTTTAGAGAAGTTACAGATGGCACAAGAAGACCTTATTCAATTCCAACAATTACATCTATTAATGAAAGAAGACAGTCTTGGTGGCAAATTTGGGCAGCTGGAGATGGTTGGACAAATTATCACAATTATTTAACTGGATCAACTCAAGCAGACTGCGAGAGAGCATTTTGGTTCTCACTTGGAACAAATACAAGACAGAACACCGTAGGTTATGCAACAGCCTCATTTGAGAATAATAGACTTGTTTATGCAAAGAACTCTGTGGTAGGAAATGACGACGTTCATATTGCTCATCAAAGAGATCCAGCATACTCACCATTTAGACTAAGAACTATGTTCCTTAGAAATCATCATCCAACCCTACAAAAGACAGTATCAATGTGGGGTCACTATTCAAATTACTGGTCATCTGGTTATGACGGATCTGGTGTAGCAATTGGAACCCCTAACACTAGTGGTAACTACAATACAGTAACAGATATTAACTGGACAGTTCCAGCAAATAGAACTGGTGGAAACTCGTACTACGAATGGTCATGGAACGTAACAATTCCAGCTAAGACAACTGTAGTTGTTGTACAAACTAATACAATGTACTACTGGCAGTCAGGCTATGTTGCATGGTACCTAGACTCAAATATGTTCTATGATCTACATACTACATTCTCTGATTTTTGGATTCAACCAGATCTTAAAATGACTCAGGCAGCACTTGCATATAATGATCAGTTAAATGAATTTAACGTAAAAAGCTCCTGGCGTGTTTGGGCCAGAACAGCGGAAATGTTTGGTAACCGATAATGTACTATGTAAAATTTGACACAAATAATATTCAAGAGCAAATGATGATTTCCGAAGAAAATCCAGGCGCTGGATGGCATGGAGTCGGAGAAGATATTGATGGCAAGATGTTTAAATTAGTATCTGGAGCACCTATTGCTATGACAGACGAAGAGAAAGATGAATATTATCTTTCTTTAAAAACAAATTATTCATATGCTAATTTAAGATCTGAAAGAAATGAAATGCTAATGAGGTCAGACTGGACTCAGCTATCAAATTCTGGTTTATCGGAAGCAAAAAAGGCAGAATGGGAAACCTATAGACAAGCGCTTAGGGACCTCCCAGAAACAATGACGGAAGACCTTGAATATACTCTTCCAGAGGTTCCAGCATAATGAATTTTATGATACAATATTCTAGAGGAGTAACAAAATGACAACACTTACCGCACAAATTGAGCTAGCAAAGACAAAGATCAATGCTTTGTCAGCAGCTACACTTACATCACAAGACATCGTATTCTTGGCTAAATCCCTTGAGTCCCTTGGATCACTCCTAGGAGTTAACGACATTGTGGCAGTAACAAATACAAAAATTTCAGAGATAACAAATGCATCTAGCGGACAGGTTCAAACAATTACTAATGCTGGGTCTTCTCAGGTAAATGCTGTGGTTACTTCTGGAAATCAACAAATCGCATTAGTACAATCAGCAGTAGATAACTACAATCTATTCGTAAACATGGGAGTAATATAAAATGGCACAAATTAGTTTACCAGCAAGAATATTCGGTGGAACAGTTCCAGTAACTGAATCTCAGGTGTATACAGTTCCAGCGGGAGAGACAGATGTAATCACATCTATTACCCTATGTAACACTACCGATGTCGCACAACAGGCAAGCGCAAAGTTTGCAGGAATTTTCTTTTACAAGAACATTGACCTAGCACCTCGTCAGATCACAGTTATAGATGTTAAGCAGGTTCTAAATGCAGGAGATGCAATTATTCTCAGTGCAGGTTT